GTGATGCTAAATTTATTGCAGACAGTTTATTTACTTTAAAGGATTATATGGATGAAAAAGAATGGGAAGTCATTAGTAAAGTTACTAAAATTATACGCACTTCTCCTAAAACACAAGAAACTACTAGAAACATGAGTGTTCAAGAGAGAACATTAAATGAGATACTATCAGCATTAAAAGATAACGTAAGATTAACAGACGCAGATAAGAAAAAACTGGTAGAGAATAAAATTAATTCTAGTAAATTTTTATTAAAATTAGATGAGTCAATGTGGAGAGGCAAGAAGACAGTCCACCCTGTTATTATTGATAACCTAATTACTATGGAAGATGGAAAGAGAAAACCCTCAGATTTATACAAAAAGTTTGAGAGATTTATGAAAGGGGAATTTGGTAGGGGATTACCTAGTGCGTCTAAACTAAGAAGGGTTGCAGAAAGAATCTCTGCGAAAAAAACTGATAGAGCAAGTGTGCCACATTTGATAAGACAACTAAATAATGATAGTTACAAATATTCTCAAGCAAATTCAGGTAAGCATTTTAGTAAACTTGTTAAATCGTTTGAACAGTCTATTGGTGGAGATGGTAAATTTTATCAGGCTTTTTCCGATTTTATCGAAGAGAAAGACGGTACAGAGGATTGGGGAATAGATGAATTAGATACAGATATTAGAAGCCAATATGATAAAATGACTCAATCTGAAAAGAAAGGAAAAGACTTTGATGACTTTAGGGCAGAGAAAATAATTGATATTGTTCAAGAGATAGAAGAAGAATATGAAAAGATAGTAGACCATAAAAAGGCTATAGAAGCGTTAGAGCAGATAGTAAATGATAATACTGATAAAAACTTAGATGAATCATTAACNCAATTTCCAAACCTGCAAAATATATTAGATTTTTATGAAGGCGCACAAGAAAATATTACTGAGTATAAACAATATCAATCACAAGCCCAAGAGAAAATAAAGGCTAAGAGAGAAAGAGAAACATTACATAGAGAAGTAACTTCTAAACCAAAATCGGATGAAGAAAAACAATGGGAAAAAGAGTTCTTTGCAGAAAAGGCACAAGAACTTGTAGCCGAAGAAGAAAGAAAGAAGAAGACTATGTTCCCTACAGAAACTAGAAGAGTGAAAGATAAAGAAAGCCCAGAAGGGTTTAAAACTATGACAGAAGATGTAGACTTGTCTCGCGTTAAAAGATTTGGTAAAGAAAAATTAACTGCTAGTTTAGAAACAATGAAGGATGCTGTATCGCAAACTTCTCTCAAAGGGGCAGAGACTAACTTAAAGAATATTGAAGATAAAATACAGAGAACAACAGACAAATTTAAACAATCTCCTGATTATCGTAAACTGTTAAGATTAATTAATCCGGGTAGGGGTGACCCATATTACAGTAAGAGGAAAACTGAGAGGTTCCTCTATGATAAAAGGTTCAAATACCAAAAGCAAATGGACGACTTGTTTGACAAGTTTAATAAACAACCAAGAATGCAAAAATTATATGAATCACAAAAAGAATATCAACAACAAATACAAGCATTTGAAAGGATTCCTCAAGTAGAAAAACTATTAGAAAACTGGAGGGAGGAGTAAATTATGTGGGAAAATGTTATATTGAAAGAAGACAGTCCGTTGTTAGAAAAGATTGACAAAAAACAAAAGAAGAAAATTAAGAAACTTTGTCAGTCTGTTCAACCAACTGAATATATGGGTCAAGACTTTACCCGATTAGGTGATTTATTGGATGAAATAAAATCACTTGATGTAGAAAAGTCAGATAAGAAGAAGATGGAGAAGATTGAAGAAACAAACCTTTCTTTGGTCGCGGCTGCATCTGAACTTAGAAAAGATTATGAGATTCTATATCGCCAACTAAAGGGAATAATCTACCCAAAGAGTAAAGGTGATTTAGGAGATGAAAAAGATGAGTGAAGAAAACACAGATAGTGAAATGCTTCTTCTTATGAAGGAGTTAGTGAGTAAGGTAAACGACTTAGAAAAGGCCGTTTACAATAAAGATAACCTACTGATGAAATCAGGATATGTTGTCGCAAATACCCCCGTACCTACAAGTGGTTCGGGAGTAACGACTGTTGATGATATTGCCAAAATGGATTGGGCAGATATTAATGCAATGGTATCAAGAATGGAAGGTGCTAACTAATGTATGACGGTCTTCCTGTAAAGGTAACAAAAGAAGAAAAGTTGGAAGAGTTAATGACTAAGGTAGCAAAGAAGGCTAAAGACCTTGTTGTTGCTTATGGCGATACTTCTCAGGTTACCGAGATAGAGAACCAAGACGGTGAAACGGTTAAGATTAAGAAACCAAAGGCTGAGTCTGTTCCAGATGTAAAAGGAATGGATGAACAAAAAACAAAGGTAACTGAGTTTGAGGGATAATCTTGGCACAGTCTGGACTCTTCTTTCGCAAAAAGAATGCAGGGCTTGCGAAGCGTGTCCTTGACTTCTATGAAGATGTAAGATATAGATATTTATCTGCGAGAGAAGACCCTACTGAATATGGTAAAGACTGGAGAAAGTCTGTTAAGAAGATAAGAGATGATTTTGATGGACTTAGTAGTTTTACTAATGAAATGAAAAGATATTTAGATGAAGACGTTGTTTTTGATAAGAATGCACTTGATGCAGAGTCTAGTCAAGCAAGGGATTTATATGCTCAGATTAAAAGAATGCGTTATAATTCTGACGAAGTTAATGACCCCTTTGCTAAACAATTGGGAGATAATGTTATAGAAACGTTTGTAACTGAACCCTCTATATATGCTATGTTCATACACTATGCCTTACGGACGCACGCACACAGTATATCTGCGGCGGCATGGGAGAAGAACGATGTGAACATAGGTAACATTTCTGAGGGGGCTATGGGATTAGACCTTAGATTAGATGACATACCTATTTACATTATAGAACACTATGGAGATGATAAGGATACTTCTAAGGTTAAACCCAAGTTTAAGCCAGCGTTAGAATTATTAAAGAAAGTTTTCTTAGTGGACAACACAGAAGAAGATTGGGAAGCATTAATAGCAATTAGACTAAAGAAAGCAAAAGAAGAAAAGTCTGAAGAAGAAAAAGAAGAGACAGATTTTATAGTACCAAACAAGCCCATGTATAGAATATTTGAAGTCAATGATATTAAAGACCTTAAAGGATTTAGTGGAGAGTGGGTAGTTCAAGAAAAATACGATGGCATTAGAGTTCAACTACATAAAATAAAAGACAAGGTTAAAATCTATTCATATAATGAAAAAGATATTACTTCCAAATGTAAAGATATTGTTGACAAACTAGACCAAAAAAGATTTGGTGATAGTATCTTTGATGCTGAAATTATATTATATGATGGTGATGAACCATTACACCGTGCAGATACTATTGCACACCTATTCAAAGGAAAATATCCAGAAGCAAAATTAAAGGCTAGGGTGTTTGACATACTACACCACGAAGGAAAGAATGTAACTGATACTCCATTAAGAGAACGGATAAACATTCTATTCTATCAGTTAGCACAACATTCTTCTGATGAACTAGGATTCCCTAATAAAAAGAATACTAGAATAGCAGATTCTTTATCAGAAATAGAAAAATATTCAAAAGACATTATGGAATTACCAACTTCTGAGGGCGTTGTTATCAAAGACATAGAGTCTACTTATTATATTGGTAGTAGGAAAAATCCCAAGTGGATTAAATTAAAGAAGTTTGTAGATTTAGATTTAATTGTATTAGATAAGAAATCTACTAAGTCTAACCTTAATTCCTATACTTTAGGAGCAGGGCCACTTAGCGGAGAAGAAGCAAGAGAACATGGGGGTACAGAANTAAAAGGNCTAAAATATCTAGCAGTTGGTAAAGCATTAAATACTAAAGAAAAGGTAGATGTTGGAGATATTGTAAGAGTTAAGGTTGATGAAGTTAGAAAGAACAATGGTGGATATAAACTATATACTGCAAAGGTAATAGAAATCCCAGAAGTAGATGCTCCAGAGAAATTAATTACATTAGACCTATTATCTAAAGAAGGTAGAAAATCATTAAAGTATGATGTTAAAGACGCATTAACAAAGTTTGTAATAACTGATGGTGTTCACGGTGAAGCAGATATAATAATGAAATCAGATTTTGAAGGGTTTACTGTGTATGGTTTTAGCGGAGATTCTTTAATGGAAAAGAATGCTTTAGCCGACATGGATATGTGGAAGCATGAAATTGAAGAGTTAATGAAGGCAAAGTCTGGAGATGCTAGAGTAGCAATCAAAGCGTATTTACAAGAAATAGATACAGAGGAGAAGGGATTACATATAAATGAGATATTTAATTTCTGTAAAGAGAAGATACCTAAGTTAGTTGAAGATTTGTGGTCAGGTGAAATTAAAAGAATGGTTAATTGGATGAATGACCAAGATGATTTTATTAAAGTAAGTAAGGATAAATATACTGCCAACCGAGATAAATTAATAAAAGCAGAAAAGACACCAAAGAACGGTAAGTTTTTATTATACCACGGTAGTGATGATAACTTAGAAATGGTTATTAGAACGTCCGATAAAGAAATGGCATGGACAATTGATATAGAAGATGCAGAAGATATTTACAACTTATTTGGAAAATCAGGTAAGTTTCCTGCACAAGTTTCTACGAAGACAACAAGAGATAAATTGTTAGATTCTGGAGANATTGAGTTAGGAGTGCAAAGGCATGGTTACCATGAATATAAATTAAATGGTGATAAGTTTGAGACTAGATTACACTTTAGAGTAGTTCCTGTAAAGAAAAAAGATACATGGGTGGTTTGGACAGGCATTAAGCAGAAAATGCTAGATAAGGATAAAGACGAAGGAATATGGGATATTACTGAAGACAGGCATAAAAAGTTAACCATGCAAGTTTAGTAATATCGTGGACTTCATATAGTAAATTAAGGAAGTGGTAATGTGTCGGAAGCCCAACTGCTTAAGTCGGATACAGAAGGAAACTTTAGGATATTAAAATCAGATGATTTAGTTATTGGTGGATACGCTTCAATAGAAATAGTAGATAAACAAAATGATTTAATTACATTGAAAGCATTAGAAGAAGCAGTAAACAAATATATGACAACCCCAAAATATAGAAACGTAATGTCAAATCATTCAAATGTTCAAGTCGGGGATGTAATAGAGAAGTATAGAGATAAAAACGGAAATCTTCACCAAACACAAGTAGACGATGTAGGCTTTTATGTTGTTATTAAACTAAGAGATGACATAGAAAAAGCAAAAGAAATTCAAAGAGGGATTAGAAAAGGAACCCTACGTTCATTNAGTATAGGTGGACAAGCATTATCAAAGAGGCAAAAAACAAGCGAAGACTTGGGCCAGTATAATGAAATAGATAAGTTAGAACTCCATGAAGTAACAATTTGTGAGAAAGGAATAAACCCAGAAGCAAAGTTTGACATATTAAAGGAGGAGAAGAGTGACATGACTGAGAGATTGGAAAAAGCACTTGAGGAACTTAACGGCCTTATGGCAGAAGTTAACAACCTCAAAAAGGAAGAAG